ATACAGCATAGCTATCAGCTCACGGAATGCAGAGGCCCAGCCTATCTTGCTATCACTAACAACAATAACACTGTCAGTCTTGTGGAAGGTCTCCGCAACTATAGGCAGCTTGGTAATGAAGTTACGCTCTACGCTGAAGCCTACGCCTGTACCACACATCAACACGTACATCAGCTCGTCAAAGCTACGTGGTGAGTCAATGGCTAAGTAACTACAATTAAATCCTGCTACGTTGTCCTTGTCGAGTGCATCACCTGCTGTCATCATGCAGCGCATGGACGGCATAACTTCCATGTTGTGTATAGCGTTGAACAGCTTGAGTGCTACCTTATCGTCTATCTGTCCACGGTCTTTCCAGAAGTCTACATATCTGTTGACAGTTTCGTCCCATCGTTCACGTCTTTGTTGATCTGGTAGCCAACGTGCGTACCTGCTCTTGTGTATAAACTGTTGATACTGATCCATTTTATTCTCCGTCATTCTCAAATACTACCATCATAGTTAGTTTGTTTAAGTACCAACCTGCTTTCTGTAGGTCTTCTACCTGCTTACCCTTGTAATCATAACGCCACAGATACTTCATGCAGTTGCCCTTGAGGTATCCTTTGAATGCAACACTGGACATGGACTCCTCTATTGCTTCAATGCACTCTATGTTGCCTGTGTTGTAATGCTCTGGGTTATTGACTACATCTACATCTTCCTCTTCCTCCCACGCCTCTGATGCTTCATCGTGTGCTGCCTTCATCCACGCTTCTAACCCTGTGGCTTGCTTTTCAATAGCTGGTGCTTCCTTCCGTAGTCTGTCCCAGTCTGCTGGTGTTGCGTCATTAAGTCTCATGTTCAAAGTCCTCTGATATTCTGTCAAAATCTCTGATTATCCTACGTTCAAATGCCTCTACTAAATCGTATGTCGTGATTGATAATAATTCACAAGTCAACTCTTCATCCAGATGCAGTACCAGTTTCTCTTTAAGTTCCTCTAGTGTCATAGCCATTAGACTTTCTTCCTTTTAATATACCGTGTCAACTCCTTGGCTGTCTCAATGGTGAAGTGTTTGAATCCTTCTTTGTCACACCACTCTCCCATTGTTATCTTGCCACCCTTGCGTACCTTCTTGCTAGGGTTTGACAACACAAAGACTAACTCCCACTCTGGCATTGAGTCTCGTATGGCCGTGTACTTCTGTGTATCACCGACCCTGAAGAACCCTTTGCACTCTACCAGTACCGCCTTGCCCTCATGTACAAAGTCAGGGAGGTACTTCTTGTGTACTGTGTAAGGTATATCGTATGGCTCAAACTTGTACTGTCCGTCTAGCTTCTCTGATAAATCCTTCTCAAGTCCTGATCTAAAAGCCCTCTTCATCTGCCTTGATCTCCTGTACGCGTGGTTCGTTTACTACGTCTACTAAGAACTTTGGCCCGTATGAATACTTGAAGACCCTTAACTCTGGGTAGCAGTGGTCTTTGAACTGACAGTAAGAGCAACCAATAGAGAGCTTTGAGTTTCCTGACTTGCCGTCTGGCACAGGCTGGTAACACCACTCCGCTGGTTCTGGCTGCTCTACTAGCTTTTTTATGTGCTTAACTCTGTCAGTAATGTCACCCTTCAGTACCTCATACACAGGAGCCTGAGTATCCTCAAGGTCATACTTAAGGTAAGTCAAGTGACCATTGGCCTTGTCCATAGCCAGCCAACCAAACTGTGTCTCGCCTTCTGAGTGAGCGTATGCCTTGATCTGATCTATGTAACCAAAGGGATCGTCAAAGGCCAGTGATCCGTCCTTGAACTTCTTGAACCCAAAGCTGCTGGCAGACTTAACGTCAGTCACAATACCATCTATCTTGCAGTCCATGTGACCTATGATACCCTCTACCTCGCACACCTTCTGCTCGTCAGTGACTGTATGTCCTGCCATGCGGGTCAAGAACAGCAACATCTCCTCAATCAAGTGACCATACATAAACTTGATGTAGGTGTGAGGCTGTAGTTTCTCTCCCTCTGTACCGTTGACATGATTCCAAAGATACTTGTCGGTGCGGCCAATGTTAGACAAGCGTAGCTTGCGGTTATCCTCTCGCTTCTTCCGACCAAACTCAGTACGCATCAGTGCCTTGACACCTTCACCGAACTTGTCTATCTCTGCCTCTACGTCTACAGATGGGTCAGCGTCCTTGCTTTCCATCAGTGCGTAGATGTCCTGTACTACATCCTCAACACGCTTCATCATACTCTCCTATGATAGAATCAATCCATCGTTTAGCTATCTCTACGTCACACTTAAACCACTCGTTGCGCTGTTCAAACATGTCAGACAAACGCTTGTGTGCTTCAGCCTCTGTAGCCCTACGGTCTGGCGTGTCTACCACATAGGCTAACTCATAGTCCCTGTAAGGTGATGCTGTCTGATAGTTACCTGCTCTATCCTCTGCGTCCACCGCCATCCCTACCTTGACCCAGCCTTCCCATGCAGGATTGGTAATGACGTACACCTGACCCTCTGGGTTAGACTTGTAGTTCTCTAGGGAACTAAAGGCTGCATCTTCAAAACCCTTGTAACGTCCTGCTTTGTACAGGGGGTGTGTCTTAGGTACATAGTTGCCGTTGACCCACATACGCGCTTCATTTCTTTTCTTCTTAGTCTCTGGGTTGTCCTTATAGTAAAAAGGTCTGCCAGTTTTAGGGTTAATGCGTGTCTGCCCAACTGTTTCCAACTTTGTAATCTCCGGTGAGAGGGCAGTTGAGTTTGTAGTGGAGTCCTGCTGCTTCAATACAGCTGACTGCCAACCGTCCGAAAACCTCTGCTTTCTCTTGCTCGACCTCTGTCTGGATTTCATCGTGTATGTTTCCTATAATGTTGTATTGTATACCCCATATTGTAGCATATTCCTGCAACAAACACAAGGCTTTCTTCATCACTACGGCTCCTGCTGACTGCAATAGACTGTTCAGTGCAGCGTGTTCGGATCGTATTGACACCCGTCTTCTATCCAAGCTAAGAACATAGCCTCTTGTAGCCGCCACTCCAACTCGTTCTCGTAACTCTCTAAGAGCTGGCGTATTTGAGAGGAACTTTTCCTTAAGTCTTGCACCATCACGCTTAGTTCCTCCAACGATACTTCCGACCTTGGAGTCTCCTGCTCCATAAAGGAAAGCGTATATAAAAGTCTTTGCTTGATCTCTAGTGTCAAGGCCCGCAGCCAACTGGTTTGCCGTGTGAATATCTCCATTGAGAATTTCATTAGTATAGTCCTCGTCATTCATGTAATGGGCCAGCATGCGTAACTCTAAACCACTAGCGTCACAACCCACAAGTTTGTACCCTTCTGGCACAGTCCATACATCTCTACATTGCTTGCCGTAAGGCGAGTAGACTGCTGGAACCTGTCCCATGTTAGGGCTTGAGTGTGTCATGCGGCCTGTCACAGCGCCACAAGCATTGACGTACCCGTGTACTCTACCATCATCCTTTACTGAATCTAACCAACTCTGAACCTGTGCTACACGCTTCTGTATCATCAGGTACTCGCCAATCAAAGATGCCTGTGGTATGCCTTCCACTTTACTTAGCACTGCCTCGTCAACGATAGGCTGTCCTGTCTCAGTGAACTGCTTAGGCTTCCAGCCAAAGTACTGGAGGTAACGTCCTATCTGCTGTCGTGAACCCAAGTTAAACACTGGGTAGTCAAGACGGCTGAAGGGTGCGACCACAGTAGTCCATTGTTCACCTAGAAATTTAAGCCCAACAACCGAATGCGTACCATCTTTCTTAATCTTGGGGGTAATCTCTTTGACAAATGTTGGTAACGGTTTGAAAGTTTGTAACACTTCATCTTCAAGGTCATACTTCTTCTCCTTTAGTTCTGCTAATAATAAAAAGGCTTTCTCTTGGTCTAGCTTCCATCCTGCTTTGATTTGCTGCGAGATAATACTTTGTACTCTATGCTCAAGATCAATGCTCTCGCTTCCAAAGCCATCAAGTTCAGTGAGCAATCTCTTGTAAGCCAAGACATTAACTGCAACATCTTGTGAACAGTAGTCCACCATATCCTGCGAATAGTTATCCCAATCACTGTGTTCTCCTTTTGGTTGTCCTAGTATATTGCCCCAGTTCTCCAGCGAATGACCGCCTTCGCGCTGTGGGTTTGCTAGTCTTGACATGACTAATGTGTCAGTAACTTTGCACTTACTGAAGTCTGTATTTAACAATCGTTCTAGCACTGGTATGTCATAGTCAATTATGTTGTGACCTATGACTTCACAGTCACCTAGCTCCTTGATCCAGACACTGAACTGAGCTACCTCTTCCTGTCTCCACACAGTAACGTCACCTGTGGATAACTCTTGAGCCACAATGCACCACACCTTGTCAGGGTTAAGACCATTGGCTTCAATGTCGAATACAAACTGTTTCATTTAAAACTCCGCTTTATCATCCGGTACTGGACAGTTAGTCTCGATCATGCGACCAGACTCCTTATCGTAGTACAGGTAACATGCGGGGCCAGTCAGTCCAACAAATCTATTCTTCAACACACGAACGCAGGTAGTGTTCCGTATCTCAGGGTCAGCGTGTTGCTGATCTCGCTCTAACCCCAGAACTATGTCGCTAAGTTGCGCGATTGCCGCCGAACCTCTGAGTTCTCCCAGACTAATCTTGCCGCCATCCTCATGCGCCTTGGCTCCACTTGGTCTGCGTAGGTGTGACACAAGGAACAACCCCACGCCTGTCTCCTGAACCAGCTTGCGGAGATTGGTCATAATGCTGTCGATTGCCTTACGCTCGTCACCATTGTCCTGATCACTGACAACAATACTGAGGTGGTCAAGGATAATCCACTTGCAGTCCAGTCCCTTAGCCATGTAGCGTATGCGTCCTAGCAGGTTATCCTCATTGGTACTGCCCCAGTGATCGAACATAAAGATACGCCCTGACCCCATCGTCCTGTCCCAGTATCCCTTCTTCTCGTCCTGAGTTACTGTCTTGTCCAAGTGCAGTTGCTTGTTAGCCTCGATAGACATGATGCCTAACGCTGTCTTGGGGATGTCCTCCTCCAGCGCAAGGATACCTATGTTGTCGTCTGTCGCACCCAGTAGGTAATGCTCTAGCTCCCTGACAATCTGTGACTTACCCATGCCTGAGCCTGATGTGATAGTCACAAGCTCCTGCCTGCGGAAGCCGTGGGTGTACTCGTTAAGGCAAGACCATGGGTAGTCAATGGACTTGACGTTGGACTGCTTGATGATCATGTCCCACGTTTCATTACCTGCAACGATACCATCTGGACGATATGCCTTACGAGCCTTGAGCATGTCGCCTGCATCCTTCATGGATAACTCAACATTCTTAGCCTTGTTAGGTGTGAACAGGTCAAGCACTGAACGTGCCGCCTCCTGTCCTGCCTTGTCGCTGTCGAAGCAGATCACTACATTCTCAAAGGACTCTAGCCATTCGAGATTTGCTTTGATGTCTTTGGTTGCACCTGCTGCACCTGATCTGATGGAGACAACAGGCCACTTGCCGTCAAACATCTCGTTGACTGCCAGTGCATCAGCCTCGCCCTCTGTGATCGTAATGTATTTACCGCCACCCTTGAACGCCTGTTGGCCGAACAACGCTGCATTCTCAAAGCCTCCTGTTGCATAGAACGATTTGTTTTCTACTATCCGTACCTTGGTTCCTGTCACCGCACCTGTGTCCTTGTCGTGGTACGGGTAAT